GAAAAATAGTCGGAAATGCAATTTCTGACGACTCAGACAAAAATTCAAAAGCAACTGATAAGTTTGAAGAACTCATAAAAGTGGCTAAGAAAAATAAGGAGGAATATGAAAGTTTTGAATCTAGTGAAGATTTAGAAGATGATGGTTTAGATTTCTTAGCAGGCATAGGGATTTCCCGACCTGACTAAGAATTTATGACTAAAGAACAAGTAATCATAGAGTACAAGAAGTGCATGAAAAGCACTGCTTATGCTCTTAAAACTTATTTACAGACCTACGATAATACAGTTTCCAAATACGTACCATTGGAATTGTTTCAAGACCAAGTGCAACTGGTTGAAGATTATGAGGAATATAATGAAAATATTGCTCTTAAGTACCGCCAGGCGGGTGTTTCAACAGTAACAGCTGCTTGGGCAAGTAAAAGATTAGCATTTGCTAGGAAAGAAAAGCCTGAAAAAGTTCTTATTATTGCCAACAAACTCGACACTTCCGTTGAATTTGCCAACAAAATTAGGGGATTTACTGAACAATGGCCAAGCTGGGTCGGTATAGGCTTTGCGCCAGAAAAAAACTCTGCAAGACACTTTAAATTATCTAATGGTTGTGAAGTAAAAGCCGTGGCAACTTCAAGAGATGCTTTAAGGGGTTATACACCGACCACCCTAATCTTTGATGAGGCGGCCTTTATTGAGGCTGATAGTGATTTCTGGGCAGCTTGTATGGCATCTTTGTCAACTGGTGGTAAGGTCATTGTAATTTCAACACCAAACGGCTTTGACCCAATTTATTACGAAATCTACGACCAAGCTTTACGAAGCATGAATGATTTCAAGATAACGGAAATGTATTGGTATAGAGACCCCCGATACACCAAAGATTTTTACATGGTGAAAACCAATGATATTGTTCATTATCTGCTCAATAAGGATGAGTACCCAAAAGAAAATATAATTGACTTATCGGCTGAAAATAGACGTGAAAGACAACTTTCCACACTTCATCAATACATTGAAGACGGATTTAAACCTTGTTCTTCTTGGTTTGAAAGTATGGTCAAAAAATTAAAATATGACAGAAGAAAGGTTGCTCAAGAATTGGAGTGTAACTTCCTAGGGTCTGGAGATAATGTTTTTGATTCTCAAATGCTACAGACAATTCAAAAAAACGATATCAAAGAGCCTGAGGCTAAACTTATTGGTGGACAACTTTGGATTTGGAAAGAGCCTGAAAACGGTCACAAATATGTTATGGGTGTAGATGTTTCACGAGGCGATTCCGAAGACTTTTCTTGTATTGAAATTATTGATTTTGATTCTAGAGAACAAGTTTTAGAATTTGTCGGTAAACTACCCCCAGATACTTTAGCAGAAATCGCATATAAGTGGGGTATTATGTACAATGCTTTATGTGTTATTGACTTAACAGGTGGAATGGGTGTTGCAACCGCTAGAAAACTACAGGAGTTAGGATATGAAAATTTCTATTTTGATGGGGTTGATATGAGTAATAAGTGGAAATACGACCCAAAAATTAAAGAAAAAATTCCTGGAATAAATTTCAATAACAAAAGAGTTCAAATTATTGCGGCCCTTGAAGAAGCTATTCGTCATGATTTCAAAATACGTTCAAACAGGCTGATGAATGAAATGGGAACTTTTATTTACATTAATGGAAGACCAGACCACCAAAGGGGTCATCATGATGATGCTATTATGGCAATTTCTATGGCTCTATATGTAGCAGAGGCAGCTTTTCCTTCTTTAGTCAAAGTGGCCAACCACACAAAAGCTATGTTAAATTCGTGGAGTACGGTAATGACAGAAAACAAAGACAAGTCTGAATTTTTCAACCCTTCTATTCCTCAATTTTCTCAACCCGGAATGGGTCAAACAAAAAATTACTCAGCATCAAGGGCCGACTATGAAAAATATGGTTGGTTATTTGGTAGGTAAAACTATTTATATTAAACTCACATAGTTTAAGTTTAGTGCAATGGAAAATAGAAATTTAACGGTTTGGCAAAGATTATCTAGGGCATTAGGTCCTGATGCTTTGATGAATCAAGATTTTCCCGTCTACAAATTAGATAAGAAAGAACTTTTAAGAACAACCGATAAAGGTGAATACGAAAGAGAAAAGTTACAGGCTAAACAATCTTTCTATTTAGCAAATCAGTTTGCAAAGGTTGAAAACAATCTTTACACGCAAGCAATCTATTATGAGCCAAACAGACTAGCATCATATTACGATTACGAATCTATGGAGTATACTCCTGAGATTTCTGCTGCTCTAGACATTTATGCCGAGGAATCTACCACACCCAATGAGGATGGTATTATCCTACAGGTTTATTCTGAATCTAAAAGAATTAAATCTGTATTAGTTGATTTATTCAACAACGTATTGGACATCAATACTAATTTAGCAATGTGGACAAGAAACACCTGTAAGTACGGTGATAATTTTGTTTACATGAGGTTAGACCCAGAAAAAGGTGTTGTAGGATGTCAACAATTACCAAATATTGAAATTGAAAGATTTGAACAAGGATTAGCAACAAGGAATTCTACTGTTGGTGTTCCTCAAAACACTGAGGACAAAGGTTTAAGATTTACCTGGAAAACTCAAAATATGGAGTTCCAACCATGGGAAGTCGCTCACTTTAGACTTCTAGGTGATGATAGAAAACTACCGTATGGAACCTCTATGTTGGAAAAATCACGTCGTATTTGGAAACAACTTTTACTTTCAGAAGACGCAATGTTGATTTATCGTACTTCACGCGCACCAGAAAGAAGAGTATTCAAGGTTTATGTTGGTAACATGAACGATGATGATGTCGAATCATATGTACAGCGTGTGGCTAACAAGTTCAAAAGAGAACAAATTGTTGATTCTAAAACTGGTAATGTTGACATGCGTTTTAATCAAATGGCTGTCGACCAAGATTATTTTATTCCTGTAAGAGACCCATCACAACCCTCACCTATTGAGACTTTGCCTGGTGCTCAGAATTTATCTGAAATTGCCGATATCGAATACATTCAGAAAAAACTTGTTACAGCACTTAGAATTCCTAAAGCATTTCTAGGATTTGAAGAAGTTGTTGGTGATGGTAAAAGTTTAGCTTTACAAGATATTCGTTTTGCTCGTACAATCAACAGAATTCAAAAATCTATGATTCAAGAGCTTAACAAAATTGCTATTGTGCATTTATTTTTGTTGGGTTTTGAAGAAGAAATTTCAAACTTTACCCTAGGACTTACGAACCCATCAACTCAGGCTGATTTGCTGAAAGTTGATATTTGGAAAGAAAAAGTATTGTTGTATAGAGATTTAGTTTCTGACCCAGGGAACGGTATTCAACCATCCTCATCTACGTGGGCTAAAAAACATATTTTTAATTGGTCAGATGATGAAATCAGAACTGACTTGCTGCAGCAAAGAATGGAAAGAGCGATTGGTGAAGAGCTTAAAAACACTCCAACAGTAATTTCTAAAACTGGAATCTTTAACCAGTTAGATGAACTTTATGGAAACAAACCAGGTGAGGGTGCTCCTCAAGCACCTCCAGGAGAGGTTAGTGAGCCTGCTGCTGCATCATTTGGCGGCGGGGGTATTCCTGACTTAGGTGATGCCTTAGGTGGTGAGGATTTAGGGGGTGAAATTCCTGGTGGTGCACCAGAAGCACCAGCTCCAGCCGGGGGTGAAATCACCCCGGAATCGGTTATTGACAAAGATATGAATATGTTAATTGAAACTGATTTATATGGGAGCAGATTTTTAAATTTGGGTATTGCACAGCAAAGTTTAGGTAAAATAGACGAGGAGTTGAATAAGTTGTTAAATTCATAATATTTATTAGTGAATAATAACGACCTCATGACTTTCGGACAAATTAAATCCATCATCGAAAAAAACTTAGTAGAATCTTACAAAGACACCTCTACTTTTAAACAAACTCTCAAGGAGTTCAAACATAATGTTTTAGCGAACAAATCTTTTTCTAAAATATATTCTATTTATGATGACCTTTCAAACCCTCAAGGTTTAACTGAAAGTGACGCTAAAGAGTTTTTGGAAGAAGCTATTAATGTTGTAAGACATCTTTTAGAAAAAACTTCTTTACCGAAAAATGGAGAAAAATCTAAAAACATTTACGAGCACATAGATAATGTTGTTTATTTTAACAAGGTCTC